ACTCTGCCTCTCCTTACGGGGAAGCAGATGTCGATTCTTGGAGCGCTTGCTGTCCTGAAGGGCATCAAGCCCTAAGAGCAGTTTCGTTCCAGGAGAATTTCTCACATGTTGGGTAACACGATCGTTTTGCCGCAGGCTGGTGGTGACATCACCTGCACATTAGTCAACCAGGACGTGTACTCCTCGGAGTACAGGTTCACCAATACCACGGACAGGTACGTTGTGAAGATTCGCCATTCGGTTGTAAAACCGACTGGCATCTACCCACAATATGACCGCCACAACTTCGAAGTCGTGAGAACGACATTCGCAGCTGGAGCGGTGGCTGAGTTCTACCGGAAGTTCTACTTCGTTATGGAAGTGCTTCCGGGTCAAACTTCAGTTGCCCTCGAGGACGCCGTCGCTGACAAGATGATCTTGTCTTCGAATGCGCTCCTGTCCGCGTTGGTTCAGTGGGAGTCGTAAGTAGTATTGGAGATATCCTCACTCGTCGTGAGGGCTCCTTTAACTCAGACTCTTGTTGGTTGATGATCGCTACTTGACGCATGGGACATCACTAGGAGTTTAATCCCGGAGAATGTCTAATCGCCATGTAAGTGAGTTGAGCAACGTGTACAAACACATCTTCGCAGATGCTATGTATGCGTTCCCGACATTGAGGATGGAATTTGAGAGAGATCTCGCCCATCTTCAAAATCTCGTTAAGTCGAGAGGAATCTCCGTTTATTTGGAGACCCTCCCGGCGCTCGGTAAACACTTTGATAGGTGTTTATCCGACGGTCAGTACTGCCGATCTGGACTTCCGCTGACGAAGCGGGTCTCAGGTCGCGTATTAATCCCCGCATTTCTAAGGGGGTTATACCTACTGATTTTTGACGAGACTGGTCGTTTGAAGGACGACGCAAACCTGGAAGCTGTATTCTTCCTCCGGCAGATTGTATTTGCCGCAAAGAAGGCCAGTTTCCCTTGCACCGCTGATGAAGTCGCTACGGAAGTAGACGAATTCTACGCGGTTGATCAATCACTGCCAGAACCAACTCGGTTTTGGAGTGAAGAGGTTGATTTATCTCAGGAGACCTTTTATGGCTTCGAGAAATCGCCCCTATTCAGGGGCAGAATTGACTCTCTCTTTCCGGATTCCCGGAAAGAAATGTCTATCGTCCTTGGGGTCCTCGACAAAGTGTCGAGAATCCTTACCACCAGTCTGGGATCTTACGATCCTTCCGACTGGAGGTTCAAGCACGGACCAGGAGCTGTTGCAGAGTATACTGGAATCGCTAACAAGTACTGTTGGCGAGACTGGTCATCTACTCTGGAAACCGAGTTCCCGTACGCCGATTATGCTTTCCATAGCTATTCGGCTTGGGCAAAACGACATGATGGTAATCCGGAGCTCGGTTCAGAAGAACCTTGTTCTAGACTCATCGGTGTCCCGAAGTCGTACTCGAAACCGCGGCTTATCGCCGCAGAGCCGAGTGCGAACCAGTGGTGCCAGCAGAATATATGGCACTACTTCGCTGAGCGATCAGCAGCTTGTTTCATTGGCGCGTTTGTTCACTTCGGTGATCAATCGCACAATGGTGAACTCGCTAGGATTGCTTCAGTCGACGGCCGATTGGCTACTGTTGACTTGTCAGCAGCAAGCGATCGAGTTTCTACGCACGTCGTGGAGTCGGTCTTCTTGGGAAATCCCAAGTTGCTCCGATCCCTTCGAGCGTCTCGGACCCGTAGTGTCCGGCAGACTCTCAGCGCGAGAGCGCCTGAGGTCATCCGGTTGAGAAAGTTCTCAACTATGGGCAGCGCCTGTACTTTCCCGGTGGAATCACTCGTTTTTCTAACAGTTGCCATTGCCTGCGCCCTGGTAAGGCGCGGGTTACGAGCTTCTGTACGGAACATCGAGACCCTCCGAGGAGACATTGCCGTCTTCGGAGATGACATAGTCATCCCTGAGGACAGTCGGGAGCTATTAGTATCAACTCTTGAAGTATTGTACTTCAAAGTCAACACTCACAAAACATTCTGGAAAGGAAACTTTCGGGAATCTTGTGGTGTTGAAGCCTTTCGAGGGGTCAATGTGACCCCGGCGTATTGGCATTGTTGGTACGATGGCAAACCAGGATCTTTAGCTAGTGTGGTGGCGACGGCAAACAACTTTTACCAAAAGTTTATGCTATCGACATCATCTTATCTAGCGTCGACACTACCCCGGTTAATCCCGGATGTAGCCCACAGATCTGGCGCCTTTGGTTACAAAACCCGCACAGACCCCGATAACAGGACGTTTGCACGTCGCTGGAATTGGGAGTTGCAGCGGGAAGAGATTTACGTTCGGACTCGCATTGAGTCGAACAGTAAGTCGCCAACCAATGACGACACTGCGTTTCTTCAGCTCTTCACAGAGCGCCCTGGCCCGGGAATTCCCTGGACCCATGGTGTTGCGCAGAGACCTCGTCCTCAAGTGAAGACGAGGTGGGTATCAACTGACAGCCTAATTTCTCAATAGGGCTGAGCAATTGAGGGTGATCTTAATGATGGCTAACTTAGCATGATGACGGACTCCCCGGATAGAT